TTCCCTGCTAGTTTGCTGTACAGTCTGTTTGAAGTTTCAAACACTTCTTTGGATTCTCTTTGCTCTCTGCCTTCAGGTTCTTCTCCACCCGCTTCGGCATCAGAGGCGCCAAACTCATCTGTCTCGAGGTCATCTGTACCCAAGTCATCTAAGTCTGCGTCTGTGTTGTCCATGTCCATCGTGTCATCGGCGCCCATAGGGTCTGATGCTACTTCTTCTCCGGTCAATATTCTTACACCGTTGTCTAGCTCTTGTCTAGTTGTCGTTAAAGTGGCTTCCGCCTGTTCAATCGCTGGTTGGATTTTTTGTAGGAATGCGTCTGATTTCTCAGCACCCATCTCGTCTCTGATTCTGTCTGCTAGTTCTAACATGCCTTCTGTCTTCATTGATGCTAGATCTTCCAAGAATGATGTAACCTTGTCCATCATGTCCTTGGCCGCTAAAATTAATTCTGATTGCTCTTCAACACCTTCTTTCACGCCCTGCATGGTGCCTAGTCCTTTTGGCATCTGTTTCATTGCCATAAGTTTAGAAGCCGCTGTTCTCTCATCTGGGCTCAATGCCTGTCCTTTTGATAGCTTGTCTTTGATTGGTGCTGTTGCTTTGTCTAGTATTGGATTCTTTGCCATGCTACCACCGTACTCACCAAGTTTTCTTTGGTTTACTTCTTGGTTTATGATGTCCAACATCATCTGGCTCTTCTGGTAGTTGTTGTCCTTAAGTTCTTGTCCGAAGTGTGTGTTCTGTGTGATCTCATGTATCTTTGTTCTCACATGATTTGCGTAGTCGTGTAGCTCTTCTTCGTTAAACTTTGATAGGTCCATGGTCATGTTGAATCTAGATTCAAACTCTTTCAATAATGACTCTGTTGTTAGGGGTTTAGTAAATTCTAAGCTGTTCATACTGTTATTTATATTCTAGGCTCCGAACGTGTCATTAAAAATGTGCTGTATTCTGCCTTTGCATTCGTCCGCTAGGTGGTTTGCTGTATCCAGACGATCCCAGTACACATCTTCCTTCATTTCATCATTCTCTTTTTGTGCTTCTCTTATCATGCGTTTTGAACTCTGTATATTAAACAGTTGTGAGGCAAATTTGGTGTCTAGCTCTAGTATGTTTGTGGGTATGGGTTTCTCATCTGCCAGGTGGTGTGCCACAAGTATCGCAGTCTGCTTCAGGTTGATGTCTTCGTGCAGTAGCCGGGCTTCCAGCATGTCTGCTATCACATACACATATCTCGTTCCTGTGTGCTTCTTGGGTACAATGGCTATGTTTCCTATCAGGATACCTTTTGAGAACTGCTTGGGCAGGTGATGGAACGGTCTCTTGGCTTCTTCCTTTCGTGCCAAGTCCGCGAGTTTGCCCTTGAGTCCGTATGCCTCAATCTGTCTTACTAGTTCTGATTTATTCTTTAACATTCTTTACAAACCTTATACGCCTATTTAAAGCATATTGCATACCGTCGTCAAGTTTCTTCCTAACAAATATGGCCTTGTCACCAAGCACCCGGGCGACGTATGCCTCCTCCGGGGTCAGTGATCTGTCTGTAAATGATTCTTTGTGTTTATATTTCTCCACAAATGCTAGTTGTTCCTTGGTTAAGAACACTCTTACGTGTGGTGCTATTTGTACGAACATGTATTTGATGTGTTTGGTAATCTAATTTATTAGCCTGGCATCTTCATCAGGATCACTACCACTGTTGATAGTAGGCCTGCGACCACTGTGCCTGCTGTTGCGATAATTGTCTTTGTTTGTGATTTGTGACTGACACCCATGTCTTCATTCATCTTGGCCAATCGTAATTCAATCGCTGAAAGCCTGTCGTGCAATCCCTTGTATCTCTCTGAACAGAGATCCACGTGTGCTTCTAGGTTCTGTTTCTCTAATTCTGTTGTGTGTCCACTCATAAATTCTTTCAATTCTGTTTTGAGGTTCCTTACCTCCGTTATTATCTCTTGAACGTCTGCCTGTTTCATTGCCTATGAGTGCCTTAAAAGTTTTTGGTCTTGTGCCTAAATAATGTACTGTTATTTATTCTGCCAGCCACCATACGTAAAGTATGTGTTTATTATATCGCCCGCAAGTGCGTTGAGTACCTTCTGTTCCTTGGTCGGTGTGTTCAGTGCAGGCTGTTGCAGGTCCTTGGTAATGAAGGTCTGTATGGGGAAGTGTGCGGTGTTCTTGCATTCTGCCAACACAGGCACAAGGTTGAAGTCCTCTGTCAGTTGCTCCGTGGGATTCTGTTGATCACCAAACACATCCGTCTGCTCTGTGAAGAAAGTGAAGTGCCATGAGGTGTTGTGTCCCTCGTAGTATTTGCCAAACTTAGTCTGAGTAAGGTCGTGATGCAAACGCAAAGGATCCTCCTCCCATGTGATGTTACCCCTTATCTGCAACATCTGTATCATGGTGTTGAAGTTACTGTTCTGGTTCCTTGCAGTCCTTAGAGTTTCCTTGCCATCTATGATGTCACCCGCGGCAGTTTCAAACGGGAAGTTCTTCGCGAGGCTTCCATTCTTTGTTATGTCCACCAGGGTGTGCATCATGTAGCTGTGCATTGTGTTATTCTGCTTTGGCTTTGTCTATCTTTGCCTGTGCTTCTGCCCACTGTTCCTTGGTCATCATGACCTCTGCTGGCTCCTGCACTCTCTTGACATCTTCAGGTATCAGTTTCTTTAGACGCATGTTGAACAGGCCTCTCTTCCTGCCACTGGACAGCACCATAACTGGGTGTCCCCACTTGTCTATCTCGATTGCCTTGACTGTCTGGTTGGCCAGATGCATTCTCCCCATCTCGACCCTGTCGCCTACTTCTATCTCTACTGTGAATTTCTCTATCATAGTGTTCTCCTTTGCGATATTTAAGCCATAAAAAAAGGGCGGACCTAATTAAAGAATCCGCCCTTTGGTAATTGTTGCTAGTACTATGCGTTAACTCTTGCTGAGTTAAAACCGTATACTACTTCTGCACCTGCTGAAGTTACACCGTCTGCTGGTAGGTATCTCACGTCAACGTGAACTCCACCTGCTGAATCGTTCTCAGATATTCTTGCTAAGATTTCAACTTCGATGTCTGCTTCTGCGTCTGCGATAACTCCTGGGTCAGAAGCATTCGCTTGATCTGGATCAGCGTTTATGTCTCCTGCAGAGTCTGCCGCGTTGAACTGACCTGGTGTTCCTTCTACAGCGAAAGTGTAGTAGTCACAAAGTTCGTCCTCAACGATTGATGTAGCCAAGGCCGCATCTTTCTCAGTCGCTTTACAACCCAGTGCGTATGATTGAGCTATGATAGTACCGAAAGTACCAACCAATTTGCTCATTGCATTGAACACTGAATCTTTAGTGTCAGGTGTAGTAGATGTTGTAACCATCTCGTCGTCAAACATCATCTCGATAAAAGTGATACCTTTACCTGTGAATGCCTGTCTTCTACACATGTTTGCTGTTGCATTACTTGTTGCCATATTATATTTCTCCTATAGTATGTTATTAACTTACAGCGTTAGCAGTTAGGATACCAATTTTAGTTTCCGTCACTGTTGCACCTGTTAAGTCTGCAGTTACTCCAGGGAAACTAGAACTAGATTGATCTAGTGTTCTAATGTAAGCCTGTAAAGCCGCAACTGTTGTTGTACTGGATAAACTGTCTAAACAGTCAGTTCTAACCATGTATGTTTTTTGTGTGTCCGAGTCAACCAATGGACCTTCTGCTAAGATTCTTAGTCCTTGGTGTTCGAATGCATGTCTAACCATTTGTAGACCTGCTGTTGTTGAGCCTGTAGTCAAGTCTCCTGTCTCTGCTGAAACGTCAACGATGAAGTCAACTGTTAACAATGTTACGTCAACACCTTCTACTTCAAAGTTTTGGTTCAGTGAGAAGTTTCCTTTTCCACCTGCTACTGCTGTTGTTGAATAAGCCATTTTTATATTCTCCTTATGTTTATTCTATGTTACTATACTGCTGTATCTGACATGTCTTCGTCATTAGATGTCGCAGAACTGATAGTTGCTGTAACGATATCCGGAGTTAAAGCATTAAGAGCTCTAATTGCCGCCTGGATAGCCGCTAGTGTAGTTGTTGAACTGATCGTGTCCATAGCGTCTGCTCTCACCATGTAAGTCTGCTCAGTGTTTGAGTTTCCTAACGCACCTTTACCTAGGATGTTAACTCCTTGGTTCTGGATTGCTTCCATTGATAAGTTAAGACCTGCAGTCGCCGCCGCACTTGCGTGTTGGTGCGTGATTTCTGCCGCCATAGTGTTGATGTAATCAATAGTGATGAATTTAACTTCAACGCCGTCTGCCGAGTGTGCGGTATTGGGTGTTACAAAGTTACCTGGACCACCTGCTGATAGTGTACCTGTGTATGCCATGATATATCCTCCTGTTTGTTTCTCTGATATTATAGCTATGTCCCCGCTCCGGAGACATTTGTATCTATTTATGGTAATACTTGGTAAATTATGCTGTAATATTACTATTTGACAAGTTCTTGCACTTTTTTTGTGATATCTGTGCCAGAAAGTTTAGATCTCAGCATCTGTAATAGTTTAGCTGATGTACGTGACTGTGTTTTATTATCTAAATTCTTGTAGTCAGCTATGGCTCTTCTTAGGTTTCTGTAGTTTGCATCCGTGATGCCCAATGCCCTTTCCAGCTGTGTCAGAAACTTGAATGGTTCGTCAAATGCTCTCAGGTATCTCCTCACTGCCATGATTGGCACCGGCTGTCTCTGTCTCATGGCCTGTGCTTGATTTTTGTTCTTGAGTTTCTTTGTGATCTCTGGATCTCCTGAAACTATTGCCAGCATGTTGGCAAGGTCGTTGTTCATCATCCTCACTTGATCAAAAGTTCCCTTGGCCATTGTTTGGTCAGCGTACATTTTGGTAAATGCTTTACCTTGCTCCATGGATCTTAAAAGTGTCAACGCAAGGAAACTGAGATATATCCTCTCTGTGACTTCTGAGAATGAGAATCTGCCCAAGTCACTATGTCTTCTAATGACCTTGGCTTCGGATACATACTTTAAAAAGGGTGTCAACATACACGTATTTATAGAGCATATGCAACGAAACTTTATTCTAACAGACGTAATGAAGACTGGTAATCACATCAGGCTGGAACGGTTCATTAACCTACATAGTTTAACCGATCAAACTTTTGATCTGGAAGGGGAGTACTATACACTACACAACTATGATCTGGATAATTATGACAGGAAGTTTGCCATAATTGATTGTAGGGCACAAAATGACAGATTGAAAGATAACACAGAATTCTATATAGAACTGAAAAAACGTTGTAATTTGTTACACAGCCAGGGTTTTGTTTTTATAAAAGCTAACCCGTGGGAATCATTGGACAATATCAATTCGCAAAAACAGTATCCGGAAATAGATTTAGAACACATCAAGTGGACAGGTGATGCCAGTTGGTTTTGGTTCTACATGTATGACAAGCACAAGGACAAAAGGTTTACTTTTGATCATACAAATAAAAAATATGACTTTTTATATCTAAACAAACAACCTAGGGAACACAGAGCAAAACTATACAGTAAGCTGACAAGCAAGGACATACTGTCCAACAGCTTATATACTAATTGGCCAGCTAGAAAGTTACCAGCGGCATATGAACTACCATGGGCACAGGACTATCCGAGGTATGGCATGGATCAAGACATTTTTGAAAAGCCATATAATGATACTGCCTGTTCGATAGTGTCAGAGACCAATGATAACGACTTTGAGGTATTCATGACAGAGAAGATATGGAAACCAATCATAGCCCAACAAGTTTTTGTAGTGCATGGCAACTACCTATACCTACAGCGGTTGAGAGACATGGGGTTTAAAACTTTTAACAGCTACTTTGAAGAAGCATATGACTTGGATAAGGATCCAGATACAAGGATCAATACCATTGTAGATGTGTGTGATCGTTTACGTGAAGCACCATGGCAGGACATCTACCTGCACACGAAAGCATTGAGGAAACACAATCATGATACATTTTTTAACAAGGAAAAGTTAAGTTTGGAGATTGATAAGACTTTAAATCTATTTCTTGAATTTGCTGACAGCAGTCAAGTTTCTTCTTGAGAATCCTAACCTATCCACTAGCTTGACAGCATTACCAGACTTGTCCACAGCAACAAAACCTTCTGGTTCCGTCACCTCTAGTCCGTTGTCTGTCTGTGAAAATGATCCTATAGCCATGGCCTGATTCATTTTCTTTAACACAAACATCTTCATCTGTTGCACTGCCTTGTAAAATGTGAGCATGGCCTGTAATGGCTTCTTGGCCCTGTTAAGGAACACCGGCATCTGTTTGATCTTGTCCTGTCTCAACTGCAAGGCCTTCTGTGCCTTTAGGCCTGATATCTGTTGTTGCATTCTGTCTGCGTAGAACTTCTTGAAACCTAGCAGGAATTGATTCACGTTGCTCGGCAGTTCACCCTGTTTGACCATTGCGTTGATGTACATCTGGAACATGGGAACGAAGTCGTTGTTCTGTCCTAAAACACTTGACAGGTCTCTCGGCACACCATTCAGTAATGCCTCCAGTTTCTCAATACTGTTGTAGAACTTTTTTGTTTCGTCATCTGTGAACTTGGCACTTCCCGAAACGTCCTTGTACGATGCATTGTCAAAGAACACATCATTGCTTTTAACAAATGAGCTAACGTCCGCCCCTCCCTGTGCGTTCATGCTTGCCAACGAGTCTCCTGTGTATGTTGTGTGGAAAATGATTCCCACCTTGGCCCTGTCTATCTGTTTGGCTAGGTCACCACCTTCCGGCACGGCATATGTAATTTGATTGGGTGTGAAAGTCAGGTGAGGCTTACCGTCTATGTTCTTCCTCGTGATGTCCTCATCTGTGTACAGCAAATCACCTTGCACCACACCTTGTATGTTCAATTTCTTTAGATGCACAAGACACTTCAACAGTTTCTGTCCTAGCTCGTCTGTGCCGTGATTCTTTGCTATGTCTTTCTTGGTGTAGTTTATCTTGGCCGCCTGTGCAAACACTGACTTTGTACCTACGAAGAACTGGCCATTGTCTGGATTGGTCCCACACACCACAGCAGGTGCCCCGTCCCACTTGACTGACACACTCATGGCTTCTGAGCTTGTGCCTTTCAGTGTAAGTAGTAGTCCTCTGAAGTATTCCACCACCGCCTGTCCGCCCACATAGCCATCTGTGATTATGATGTCCTCTATGTGTTCCAGGTGAGTCCTTTTAAATTCTGTAAGGACGTCTTCTATCAACATGATTAATCCTCTTTGTATTCGCCGTCTTTTATTTTAAGTACGTTGTTCTTGATGTCTTGATTCTCTTTGATACGAGCGACACCTCTTGAGAACTTAGATGCGTCCATGTTTTTTATTGCTGAATTGAATTTCTTCTCAAGTTTGAATGCAGTCTCCTGGTCGAAGTTTTCCCTGATGTACGTGATCAGTCTTATTGCTGACTCAAGCACATGAGATGCACGGCTCTCAACTACCTCTTCCTTGTCCCTGTGCAAGGGCATTGAGCTTAATTCTTCTAATAGACTTTTAGTATTCTTTTGCATTGTAGGTATTTACTCTTTATTATAACATATTGATAGTATAAGTCTACTGTAAATAATGCTTATTTTACTTTCCTGTAGATGAAATACTTACGTTGATTGCTATCATCACGTATGTCTAACACTTTTAGATTGAATATCTCTGACAGTTCTATTATGAATGGCACATTCCATGCAAAAAACTCTATCCACTTGGCCTCAGGCTTGTTGTGTTGGATACCTGGATTGACTCTGAAGAACATTGTACCACCATCTTCTAATAAATCTACACACCTAGCTACTTCTGAAATTATTTTATCTCTACTACCAAAGTTCACAGAACCCAAACATAGCATGATATCAAACTTTTGTGTGGTCCTGTATTCCATTGTGCTGACCTTTAGATCTGCCTTGTCGTTGAAGGGATCTATTCCTATAAGATTGTGTATTTTTCCCTTGAACTCGTTGTAGCCACAACCAACGTCAAGCACTGCTCTTGGCTTTAGGCTGTTGACTTCGTCGACCAGTGCCAGCCCAGAGTACTTCCATTTCTTCATGTCGTTCTGCCAGTACCTGGAGAAGTACTTGTGCAGACAGGCAACATCTATTGCCTCTGCGTACTGTTCCAGTGTTTCGCAACGGGTGATTTCAACACCAAATGTCTCTAGCACATAAGGTTGGCTTATCTTGTCAAGGTCGTTTTGACTATAGGCCAGTAGCTCTGCGAATATCTTTTTGTTCATGTATTAATATTATACAAATATGGAAGGAAAGTCTATACTTTTGTAGTATAAATTTTTTCGATTCCCGTCCTGTTATTTTTTCCTAACAATTTGGAAATTTCTTGTGTGTCGTTTGGTAATTTTTCTATTGATTGAGTGAAATTTAATCCATGCCTGAACATCAACAGATGCAGTAGCACACCTTCTTTTAATACATCCATCCGGTATTGTGACAGATTGACTGATTTGTTGTTCAAGATACATTCAATTATCATTTCAATATCATTGCAGAAATTTACATAATGATGGAGATGGTCTTTCCAGATGTTGTGCATGGCACCCCAGTGCTCGAGATTTGGCTTATGTACTTTAAGTTTTAAAAAATCTAATATTTTAAGTATTTCTTTTTTACCATTGGTCAATAAGTTCTCAAATTCACAATAATGTGTGTTTTTGTTTTTGTCGTTTACCATTTTAGGAAATTCGTAAGGCCTTATGTTAAAAGCAATTCCCTCTCTTATGTCATGCCATGTGTGCAGTCCATTTTCGTAAATGTGTGCATCATCAAAAAAACTAGGCCAATAGTGTCGGCAATGTTTTTTTACAGCATCAAAATCATATTGCCAGTTTGGTTGCGTGTAATTGAACCTCAAAAAAGCTATAAGAAATTGTAGGCCGGTGCAGGTCATGTTTATAGATTTTATTCCGTGTGTTTCCATCCTGGCTAGGAAAGTCTTGTTTGAGGGTATTCCAGTCTCTAGATAACTAGCATCTGGAAAAAATCTAATATGCTTTAAATTATCTCCTGGCTGATCCATGGTCGCCGCTATATTGTCTAGGTCACTGACTGTGTTTGGTTTCATTTGGTGAGCTGTTACACCATCAAAGGGGTTTTTGGGTATTTCCATAAACTTGTCAGCCTCCCTATTATAGTAATTTTTTCCGTTTGCACAGTAATAGATAGACCAAATTAAAAAAGTTGTTCCAAGATTGAATTGATCACAGCTTATGGCAAAAAACTTATTGTTCATATCTTTTTCTTTATAGGCGTCGACAGTATCTCTCTTGTCCGATCTGTCATTACACCTGTTATTACCAACATGGGCCTTGGTTTGTTGCTGGCATTGGCCGTTGCGTGTGGAATGTTCTGCCAGTCAAACGTGTGTATGTCTCCTGTCCGCCATCTGTAGAACTGTTCATTGCCATACATCAGGAACTGTCCTGGTTCCCAATCCTGTAGCATGACCATGATACGAATAACGTTGTTTGGGTCAGCATCTAGATCATACAACTTGTCTATGTGCATGTTCAGTACCTCACCTGTGAACTGTATGTGTAATTTGGATTTTGTAGGTTCCATTGCAAAGAAGTCAGTCATCATTTGTAGAGTAGGGCATTTTGTAAAGTCTTTAAGTCCTCTGTATATTGTCATCTTGGGATCAGCACCTGCTGTCTTTAGATCATTCTCTTCTGCTTCAACATTGATATTGGTGTTTTCTCTGCCTGTGCCTTCCCTACGGTTGCCCCAATTTAATGGCTTGGCATCTTCCATGACTGCTTGTAGTTCTGTCTGCCACCCACCCGTGAACTTGCCCAAATGTTTGACGCAGTCCGTGTCCTTGTGCCACTTGTTGAAATGATAGTTACTTTTTGTTTTTGCTTCTTCCCAATTACTTGTAGACATAAACCTGTATTCCTTTATCTGCGTAATTATGTATCCGTCCTTTGTTGGGGAAACTTATTTCTAGAAGTCTGCACAGGTCAACATTGTCTTTGGGTTTGTGAATTTTATCTTTGTTATCTTTGATGAACTGCATTGTGTCTTTGTTCTCTGCCTGTATGTGTTCCCACATCTTGTCCAAGTTCTCGAAGTATTGGTAGTTGGGGTACGTGATCTTGAACTCCCCACACAGTTTCCACCACTCCAGACACTCGTGGTCGTTCCTGTATACCATCACAATGGGAAGGCCTTTTGTTTTTAATTCTTCTAATCGATGTGCGAACGTGTGTGCTTTAACTATCCTCTTGCCTGTGCCAGAGAATGGTCCGTCCCAATCGTCCACAGCAAACTCCATGCCCGGATCCCAGTATGCTCCAATGTGCATCAAGTGACTGCGTCCAGGGGTATCAGCATCGTGGTGGTAGGTTCTAGCCTCTGAATAGTCTGTGTGATCTATGTCATCACTCCAGTAGATATTCTTAACAACACTACTCCATTTTGATCCTGGTGCCCCTGTAAACAGTATGTACATTATTTTGTCAGCTCTTCCTTGTACACGGCATTGTAACCCAATTGATTCTTGCCAAAATCAGATAGTGTTTTCAATGCACCCGGTGTGATGAATGACTTCAGTGTCCTCACTGCGGCGTCACCCTCTGCACCTGTTCTCCATTCGTACTTGCCCACTTTCTTTTCGATAGCGGCCACTGACTCTGGATCCTTGATCATCTTGTCCAAGGCGTCAACAAGTTTCTGTTTGTTTGGATTACCTGCGTTCACCCAGAATGCTTTCTGTAGTGCATCTCTCCAACTCTTGACAAGTTTGTATGCATCATAGAAGTCACCACTTGGTGCAACTCCATGTGTGGATTCATACAGTGCTTCAAACGTTGGCTCTGTGAAGTTGGGATCAGCATCATGATCACCTGTCTTAACATTTAATAGTCCATGATGGAACCAAGTGTATGCGTCGCCTTTGCCTATCACCGGCATCACGTGTTTCTTGTATGCGGCGGGGTTTTCCCTTGTAGCATTTAAGTCACCTCTGATGAATGCAAGTCTTCTCTCAGACCCTTTCATTCCTTTAACCCATACTATCTTGTCCTCAAATGTCTTAACTGGATCACCGTCTGGTCCTGTAAGCAACATAACGATTGCCATGATCTCCGGAGTCATTCCAGAACCTGATGGAAACTGTATAGGTCCGTTCTTTGTGTCTGCCTTGTTCCTTGCACCCACAATGATGTTTAGATTCATGTGTCCCACTGATTCCCAATCAAAGTAATT